ACAAAGATTTTTAATTAATCCCTTACAAGTTGAGAATTCCATAGAGCATTAGGACTATTCTTATCATTAGAAATGCTAATTTCTCCCTTTCCTAAATGATTATAACTATGAGAAAAATATTTAGAGGTATCGGTGTAAGAAACTAAATTTATTGTAACTGATTCCTTTCCCAATGGAGTAAAGTTTTTTTTACTTGAATCTATATTTATTGGAATCCATAGATTTCCTTTAAAATTAATATCAATATCAGATTCAACTAATGTATCATCATCATAAATACCAATACATTTTGAAAACTTTTTGGTTTTATCATTTAACACTTTTATTACATAGACTGGTGTTTTAATATCAGTGCTTTTATCGAGTATTTCCTTTGCAAATGTCAAATAGTATTTTTTAGGGTTTCCATTATGACTTCTTGCACCACCTACCTTACATGTAATTATTATATTAAGTGGATAAGTAAAATAATGCATAGCCGATTTTCTTTGTTCATCTTTTCTATCTAAATAAGTTAATGTTCCAGCTACCTTATTTGATTCTGGTGGAGTTCCTTTAATAGATTGAAAACATTGTTTTTTCAATTTATAGGCAAATTCAGGTTTAGTTACAGTTTTTTCATTATCTGCTAAAAATAGATTGTGTCCTCCATCATCTCTTATTTTTAAATCTGGTCTATAGTAATTTTCTACTTTACTTTCTGTACTTCCAGCACTATATATATTTACTGGATTGCTTCCTTGTACAATAGGTCCAAGATTTTTTGTTTCAGATACCGATAATCTTAATTGGGTTTTGCTATCAAATTTAACATTTAATTTATCATTTGAATCAAAATTAGTAGTTTTTGTATCGGAAAAACCTAAATCTTTTAAACTTTCAAATCGTTGTTGATAATTTTCTAATATTTTCTTGGTAGTATAATTAATTTGTTTATGAATACTATACAAGTTTCTTTTTTTATTGTGAAATAAGTCCTGAACAGTTGATAGAGATTTAATTGGATATTTCTGAACAAAATCGCTTGTTTTAAAAGCCTTTAATTTTTTTATGTTTAGCGTTGAAGAATATGGATTTAAATAATTATTATTGACTTTACTAGAATTTGCCCTCTTCTCTTCTTCTTTTATTAAATCATCAATAATGGAATATAAATCGCCTTTTGCTATTTTAACTGAAGAAATATCACCATAATCTATAGCATTAAATCTATCATTTAAAATAAGGAAAAATTTATGAATGGGATGAATCGCAGATTCCATTGTGGTAGCATCTTCAGCAAATATTTTTTTGGTTAATAGTTCCGCATCCCAAACCTTAGTTTTTATTGGTATTTTTGCTACACATTTTTCAGGAACACATTTAATTAGTGCCTCATTTGCTATATCAGGTTTTTCATTTCCAGCTACAACAACATCTCCCAAACAAATATATCCTTCTGGTGGTATAGGTTTCCATATAGTTGCCTCATCATCTTGACAGTCAGTGCATCCCTTTCCGTCACCTTTACTATTCCAAACTTTTTGATAATCGACCGGATCAACTACATCTCCTGTCACTAAAATAGTATTTTTTTCAGGACCATTTCCAAGATTTCCAGTATTACTCTCCTTAGATTTTGGATTAAATTCATTGGCATCAGGTCTTTCATCACCTAATATATTACCACTCCATACACTTCCTAAGGGATAGTAATATCTTCCATTATCATCTTTAAAATATTCATTTTTTACCTTATTTTTAATTTTAATATCAGGTTCTTCTAATTGATTTTTAGGAATACTTTTTGGGTGATATAATCCTAATGATTTAGGTTGGGTAAATTCTATAGCTTTCCAAGCAGGTTGTCGTCCTTCCAAATAATCATGTCCCTGACTATTGGTATCATAAAAAACGCATTCTTTTTTGTTTTCAGGATTTTCATTAAATTCACCCAATTGATTGAATGGACAGTATGTATCTGTTGAATACCATTTACTTTTTTTAACACGAGAATCATATACTTTTTCATAATTATTAGTTTTAATTACACTTAAAATAGGTTCTCTTCCTATAGGAGGTTCTTCAAATCTGTCACACTTTTCAAAAATAAGAGGAACATTTGTATAAGGTTGATTCCAATTCCATATATCATATTTTTTTAGTTCATAAATAGGATTCATTTTTACCAGTTCAGTTTTGCTAAAACTATTTCTATAGTTTTCAGAATCCAAGTATTTATGGAATACATTTATATCAGATTCACGAGTAAGTAGAAATCTCATTCCACCATATGATAACTCATTGTTTTCTTCTTTTATATATGTAAAAGTCATTAATGTTCTTATCCATTTAACTATAGTTTCTGATAGAAATTCAATTAATTTTTTCTCATTTGGTTTGTTTTTTAATTCAATCTCTAGTGTTTCCTGATATTCGGGTGAATTGCATATGCTTCTTATTTTATTAATAAAAAACTGGTTTCTTATTTTAAGTTTCATAAGTTTCTTTTTAGGTACATCCATGACTTCTTCTTTTTCTTCTTCTTCTAACTGAATATCATTTAATTCTGGAGTTAAACCCTCCAATTCTTTATCATTACAACTCTGCAATTCGAGTTCTCCATTTTCATCTCCATCTTCATTTTTTTTAATAACAATTTTCTTTCCTACACTTTCCATTAAACATTTATTTACAGCATCCATTTCGTCTTCTTTTGAAACAACACTAGGTAAAATATCATTGAATCCAAAATATTTTTTATCTTTTATGATTTGTTTCCTTAATTTTTCTCCAAGGGATTTACCACCATGAATACGAACATATAGTCTAGTATTATTAGAATTTCTAGTGACATATACACTAAGTATTGATTCAACTATTTTTCTTTTGTTCTCTTCAGATTCTGTCATAAATTCAGCTCTATTTTCAGGTAAAATTACTAATATTCTATGATTGTCATAAATTTTGTTCCAAATAAAATTTGTTATTTTTTTTGTATCTATTTTTTTATTTTTAGGAATATCGTATTGAAGCATAACACCACCATAAATTCTTTCTAATTCAGTATAAAAAGTTTTATTAGCTGTAGAGATAAGGTCTAAAACGCACACCTTTATTCCACAATTAGATTCACATTTTCCCTTATCACCTGAAGGTCCTTTTTGACCTCTAATTCCAGGATCTCCAATAGTTCCCTTTTTGTACTTAATCTGATAATATGTAAATATATTAAATACAAAACTACCAATAATACTTAAAATTATTATATAAAGTGAAAATTCAACCATTCTTCTCATTAGTGGTTTCTCCTGCACCAATATAGACGCCCCATTGTACATTACAAAAAAAAATATTAATATTGCTAATGATATTTTCAAGGCAAACATCTAATTAATATAAGATTAGATATATTATTTATAGATTAATTATTCATTAATAGTTAATATTTTTTGATTTATTTGTGTTAGGATGTCTTGGAAGAATATGATGACTACAACTGTTGGTGAAAGTGAAATCTAAGAATGAATTACTACAAAATAAACATTTTTTAATATGACTGAGTGTTTCTTCTGTAAATCTATCAATTGGAATTATGGGACCTTCAAAATATTTAAATACAAATCTGTGAAGTTCATAGGGTAGCCAAAATGGACTTTTTCTATCACTAAATATCTCAACAGCAGCTAACCAAGAAGGGTTATTATAATCTAATGGAATTGAATCAGAATAAACTCTACATAAAAAGTAAGGTTTGTTAGTTTCTGGATGACAGACAAAACATCCATTATCTTGAATATTCAAAGAAATTCTTTTATTAATTTCTTTTTTAGAACATTTCCTATGATCATGAGAAGTATTAACACAAATGCCAAACATTTTATTTTATTTTATTTTATTTTTATTTAATGAGTATTTAAATCAATTTTAATAAAATTGAAATCTTTCATATTCTTTTAAAAAGTAAGTAGTAATGATTATTGAAATATCAAAAAAAATAGGTGAAACACCTAATGAACTAATAGAAAGATTTAAAAATTCTCCTGAGAATAGTGAATTTAAAGATAAAAAAATAGCATTTGCTGGCAGACTAGACCCTATGGCCTTTGGTAAAATGATGCTTCTTACCGATACTGATTGTCTTAAAATGACACAATTTTGTGGTTATAGGAAATTATACTCATTTAAATGCATTAAAGGAATTCAAACTGATACTGGAGATATCTTAGGAATTCCAAAAAAAGCACCAACAGATTCAATTACTCCAAAATTAAATCCTAAGAAGTTTTATCAAAAGTATCCTGTATATAGTAGTAAAAGAGTAAATGGAAAACCATTATGGCATTGGGCACGTAATAATAAATTAGACTTAATAGAAATTCCTGGAAAAACGGTAGAAATATATAGTGTTGTTTGTAATAGTAATCTACTAATTTCTCCTGAAGATTTAATGGTTGAAATTCGTGATAGAATAAATCAATTAAATGATAAAAATAGAAGTAATTTTAGAGTCGATACTATTCTTAGTCATTGGGAAGATTTGCTAAATACATTTAGTAATGGAAAAGAAATAGAAATAGAAATAGAAAATTATACACTATTTGTTAGCAGTGGAACATATATTAGAGGAATTTGTGATTCACTATATGGAACTGCTATGGATATTAATAGAATTGAATTTGTCCCATAATTATTCTAATTCTAATTCTAATTCTAATTCTAATTCAACGATTTCTTTATTTTTTGTCTTAATTCAGGTTGGGTGTATCTTCCTGACTCACATGCTACTTTAAGCATATCAAAATATTTATTAACCTGTTCTAAAATTTTAATATCTGCGTTATTGAGTTTAATGCTCTTTTCCTGTTTCTGTACAACTTTTTTATATTCAGGAAGTTCTTCCATAAATACTTCTTCTATAAAATCTCTACAATTTTGTATAGAACCACAACTTGTGTCAATGGTGCATACGCCATTACTCCCCTTTTGACCTTTCTCACCTGGACTACCACGTTCTCCTTTTACGCCAGGTTCATTTCTGAGTTTGATATAATATGTAAAGGTCATATAAATATTTCCCACTGTCACTGTTAATAAAAAAACAATTAACCAATATATTGCTTGTAGGTCTTTATCAACTATAAATTTACTTAAAATTATAGAGGCAAATACTATTGATAATGTAATCACTTGAAATAACATTCTATATATTTAATCTATAAAATTATTCTTCCATATTTTTAATTGTATTTTGTGAATCTGGCAATGAAACATTGGAATTAATATTTAAAACTTCCCACTTATTAAATTTAGAATTATATTTACAATTGCAAAAACATGATTTATCCTTATCTTCTTGAGAAAAGTATTTATTCAACATTTTACTCACTGCCATTTTCTTAATTAGAGCAATTGAATATTTCTCTACAACACCAGAAGAATTATTTACAGCATACAAATCATAAATTTCTGGTTTATCAGTAGATTTTATTTGAAAAATACAAGTGTCACTAGCACTAGAATTAGAATTAGCACTAGAATTAGCATTAGCACTAGCACTACCATCAGAATTAGCACTACCTTCAGTTTCTTTCGTTTCAGCTGTACTACGTGTTTTTCTCTTATCGGTATATCCTTCTTTTTTACTTGGAGCAGACATCATAAAAAGATGATTACTATATTTATTGTTTAGACTATTGAAAAAGATTCCTCTGATTTCATAATCATATTTCTGAATGTAAAGTAGAATAAGTTTATCATAATCGGAGTATCTATAAATTTTCTTTACTTTTATAGGACAGATGTCTAGAATTGGATCAGGATTATAACTCTCATTTAGAATTTTATAGATAAGATTCATTCTAGACACAATATTCTGATTTACTACTCGACCCTTAAGAGCAACAATATTTGAAATTAGAAACATCCAATTATCACTTTTGTCTCTGACTATTTCTCCATCAAATACGGTTCCATTAAAAAGGTCATCCGAGAATTTGAATTCTGTAGTAATAATTCGAGGAAGTGAATAACCTTGTTTAGTTTTACAATCTATAAAAAGTGCATTATTTACACCATTAATTTTGGTAAGGAATAGGAAGTAATTACTACCACCTGTTTTAAGTGTAATAAGATGTGGTTGCTTACTGAGATAAGTAATACTAGTTTTATTAACTAGATTAGCGTATTTATATCTATTTTGAGAACGGTTAAAGAATCTGTTGGATTCAATTAGAGAATGAAAAGAATCAATAATAGTTTGTTTTGCATCTGAAGTGACAATATTAGTTGCAACTTTCCCACAAAAACTTATATCCATTTGTCGCATATGTTCATCTGGTACTGTAATCATTTTTTATTTTTTATACTTATTTTATGTTTAAGTAAATTTAATCAATTTTTCTTTCAAATACAAATTTAATTCTATATTCTTTAAAAAAAGTATAAGTAGTTATTGATATTGATAATAGTAAAAGACCACCTAAAATTGCATATCCTGAATATACCATTAAGTAGTCATCCATTTATCTTTACTCTAATAATTCCTAAGATTTTTTTAATAGGTCAAACAATACCACAAAAATCATACCTTGAATACCATTGGTTAATATTTTTGTTTTAAGACCTCTAGTCATCATAGAGAATATTGATTCGTTTTTTAAAGTGTCCTTTACTAATTTATAATAACCAGTTGATTCTGTATTTGTTTGTCTCATTATTTTTACAACTCTAAATACATTTGATACTGTATCGGATATGCTACTACTGGCAAATCCAACTCCTGCACTTCTAAATAAACTTACGTATTTAGGACTATTTTCAAAATCTTTTCGAGGAAATTTCTCATTAAGAAAATTGTATGTATAAAACCAAGGAAAATGACCCATAACTGTAGAAAGCCCACTACCAATAGAACCATTATAAAACGTTCGCATCCCTTCAACTTTAATTCTATCTCTTATAATTTTCATTCCATTTGCTCCATTTACCTGAAGACTACTTTTTAATGTATCAATGGGCATAATTCCTATTCTCCAAAGTCCAGCACCACATGAACCAGCAAATGTTTTTTCTGCTAATGATAAATTTGTATCCTCTAAAAGTGTTGATACTCCAGCATTCATTGCTGTATCACCAAATCTAGATAGTGGTGCTTGTAATAGAGCAAATGGTAATCCTCTATAAAATCTAACAATACCACCCTCATTATATAACAATTTTGCAGTGGATTTAAATGTTCCACCATTTCTATACTGATAATTAACTATAGTTCTTAACCACATCATAGTACCAACCTGTCCATACATAGCTATAAATCCAGCACTACCACCATTAATAGCCTTATTAAATGCCTTATCTAGTGTATCCCTATTCATACTTTTTATGTATTCTATTATTATATGGATATTATTCTTTTAATACTTTTATTAATTTTTTGCATATTAACATACTTTTTGCTATTTGATAAAAAGAAGAAGAATCTAGTTTATATTTCATTAGGAACAATAAATATCATTCTAGGATTGTCTTATTTATACTTAAAAAATAAAAATAAAGAAAAAATGACTCAAAGAGGTGGTAGAGAATCTGTTGTGAATAAAAATATAAAAACAAAAAGAGAAAAATTATTAGAAAAATGCGGATTACCAGATAATTATAGTACAAGTCATTGTTTTAATGATAGCACCCATCATACATGTTGTAAATTAGGTAAAAAGGCAAGATATTATGCTGATAAAACAGGAAATCCTATAGGAACTGCTAGTATTGTAGCTTTTAAGGAAAAATTTGGTAGAGACCCTACATCTAAAGAAAAAACTGGATGGCGCAC